CTATGAACTCCTTTTTTAAATTTATCCATTTTAGCAAGAACACCTGTATTAGCTTTTATTACACCACCATCTTTTTTAGCTAACATGCTTAGTAAACCTAACGCGCCTGCTCCCATTACTTTTTTGTTATTCATGCCTGCGTCCATTAATAGACCTAAGCTAGCTTTTTTAACTTTCATAGCTTTGAAGTCTGCTCCTGTAATTTTATTTCTTGGAGGAGCTTTACTAGCAATCTTTTTTTGTTTAGCTGATAACATCTTACCTTTATTAGCTCTAACCATTTTACCAGGCATTAAAGACTCGTCTTGTAATCCCATTCCAGAGGTTCTAGCAGCACCATAACCTCTTGATGCTCCACCCCCCATGTAACCTTTGATATTCATCTGGTTCATTTCGCCACCGGCAGATTTTTTATCTGTTTTAATATCGCTGTAATCGCCTTTTTGGAAATCAGCTTTTTTCTTATTAAATTTATTTTTAGCATATGAATAACCTATTCCAATACCTGATCCCACATTTACTGCAAGATTTACTGCTCTACCAATTGGAGATCTTTTAAAAGCATTTTTAGTTGCTGTTTTTAAAATATTTGATGTTGTAGGTTTTGATTCTAATGCTTTAGAAAGTAATCTGCTACCTAATACAGGATTATCTATTAATTTTTTTCCTGTAGATTTAAAAGAAGGTGTAATACCTTTACCAATTCCACTTGGACTGTTTTTATTTACATTTGTAAGTAGTGAACTATATTGTTTGTCTAATCCTAATTTCTTACCCATTTTTTTTCTCCTGTTTTTTTTGTGTTAATTCCATTTTTTCACGTGCAACTTGCAGTCTAGCCTCTGACTGGTCATCGTTTTGTTCTAATTTCATTTTATCAAAGTCCAATCTGTCTTCAAATTGATCTTCTTGGTTTTCTATCTTGATTGTACCCTCTTGAGCCCTACGTTGTAAATCCATAGCTCTTAAATCAAGCTCTCTTTGTTTTAACATTACGATTGGGTCTTGTTTAGCTCCATCTGCTTGCATTTCTGCTTGAGCTAACTCAGAAGTTATCTGTGCCACACGTTTAGCTACTTCTGAATTAAACATATTTTGAAATGCTTGAGGATTTTCTTGTGATAATTGTATCATTTGAGGGTTTTGTTGCATCATTTGTTGAACTTCAACACTTGCTTTCAAAGATACGTGTTGAGAAATATGTCCTTGCAGATTTGCGTATACAGTAGGGTTAATTTGAACCATTCTAGTTCTCATAAACGCTGAATGGGCTGCTATATGTGCATCATGATCTTGTTCTGGAAAAGCTACAAGACTTTGCATCTGCATTGCTTTCATATTTTCCATTGCAGGGTCTTCTGGTATAGGTTTTACCTCTGGTTTTAGTATTTGAGGTATTTCTTTTGTTCCTAGAGCTTCATAAACACGTCTATAAGCTTCGTGTAAGTTATGAAGTTGAGGATTTGACTGTGCAATTTGTAATTGTGTCTGTGCTAACGTCACTCTTTGTGACATTGAGAAAATATTTGGGTCTGCAACAGGTAAAATATCCACTCTGTCATCAAAATCTATCAATTTTATAACTCTTTCTGCTCCATAGACTGAATAAGGATACTCAGGAGGTAAATATTCTGAGATTACATTAGCTAATAACTTAAATTCTTGCTTCATTGCATAGTAACAACGTTTATGAATAGCACTAATTACACGTGATCCTCTTTCTAAAAGAGCAATTGTAGTTCCAACAGGTGCTTGTGAGTTCATATCAGCAGTTGGGTTATCTGCAATAGAGGCAAATCTTCTTCCTGCGTCTACACAAAAACCTAAAAGGTTAAATAAAGTAGTTGAAGGTTCTTTAAAAGGTAATAATTGAAACTGATCTCTAATATTTCCTCCAGGTGCATCTACATCTCTAAACTCTCCTGGTTGAATAGGTTGGTCATCATCTCTAATTCTCATTCCTCTAGACTTAAATCCAGCAGGTAAGTTAGATAGTGTTCCTGCATCTAGTAATTGTCTTAATGCAGTAGTTGCTGTTCGTGACAAACCACCGATCATGTGAATTAAACCAAAACCATAAAAACCTAGTCCTGGTAAAAATTTAAAATGTGCAAAATATTCTTTTCTTAAAAACTTTGCATCGTCTTTTTCATAGTTTCTGTATATAGATAAAATCTGTCTTGTAGATTCTTCTATTGTTACAATGTATGGAATTTTAATTCCTAAAGAATCTTCACCTTCTGAAATATAATCGGATAAATCTAAATCAACATGCATCTCTAAAACATTGTAGATGTAGTCATTAGTTTCAACAGGTTTAATTCCTTCGAGTTCATTATACTTATCTTGAATTTTGTCTTCTTTCTTTTGAGGTTTCATTAAGTCCACTTCCATGTAGAATCCTGAAGCCATTTTTTTAAGTAAGTCGTTTTCTGATTGTTTTAAAACGTGAGTAATTCTTGGAGCATCTTTTAGATCAGTTGCATAATAAGGTACTACTAAATCTTCTGCTGGAATAAATTTTGATACTGCTCTTTCTAAAATAGAATCATAATAAATTTTTTTAAATGCAGATCCTGCTAAAGGTAAATAAAATAACAACTGATCAAACTCTGGAGTGTATTCTTCCATCTTCTCCATGATTTGATAGTTCATGAAATCTTTTACTCTTTGAGATTGTGCTTCAACTTCTTCGTTTTGTAATCCAACAATTTTAGTTTTTACTGGACCATCAGAAGGTAAGAGTTCTTTGTAAGCTTGCGATTGAAATTGTGTTACGGCTTCCGATAACAAAGGGTGAGTAACATTACTTGCTCCTTTGAAAGGTTGAGTAGTAGATTTGTATTTAAATCCTAAAAGATCTAAACCATTTCTATAAGTATCTTCCCAATCTTTTCTAGATTCTTTATCAGAATCATATTCAGAAATTAAATCAGACGCTAACTGTTTTAAAGCTTTGTCGTCAATTGTTTCTGCAACGTTTGCAAAAAAATCTTCTGCTTCAGTTTCTTCAGTTACTTCTTCACCATCTTCAGGTAATGAAACAACTGCCTCTTCCTCAATATCAATTTCTTCATCAATTGGATTGTCGGTTTCTATAGCCATAAATTTTATTATGTTATCTTAGTCGGCTTATTTCTACCCATTTTACATTTAGCTTTAACGTAAACACCTTTGTTAGCTTTAATCATTTTACCGTACTTAGCTCCGTCCATAGCTCCTAAGCCAAATGGGTTTTTGCTTAATACTTTACTTGCTAATGTTCCACCTTTGCTAGATGTTGCGTTTTTTCCTGGACCCATGTTTAAGATCCTTTCCAATATACTTTTCTTTTTTTCTCCAGCGATGTTTCTCATGTTTGGTCTGTTTAAAGCAGAGCCAGCTCCAGCTCCTGCCATTTTAGAACCAAGCATACCAATAACACCGGCTGCAAGTGCTCTTTTCATATTCTTCTTCATAACTTATCTCCTATAGGTTTATCGCCCCATTGTAAAGCAAATCTAACTAAAAATCTATAATAGAGAAGAAAAAATATTAGTATTGTCTACAAAACCACCTTGATACATATAAGCTTTCATAGGTAACAAAAATTTCTTCAATACTTGATCATCTGCAATTAAAGTAGGTACTGTTTCATATAATCTAGGTTCGTCTGGACCCATTTCAATTACTCTTAGTTTACCTCTGTCTCCTGAAGATATTTTTAATAATTCTTCTGCTTCATCTAAAGTATTTGAAGCTCCTATATGATTTTGAAATACATAGTTATCTCCATCTCTATAAGTATAAGTAGCTCTACCGTCTTTAATGTTTCTTAAATATTCAGAATTGTCTTTAGTGCTTATTTCTTCTACAACTTTAAATCTTTTGTTAGGATTAGATTTAGGCATAGGAAACATTTCAAATTTAGCTCCATATTGATTAGCAATTTTTTTTAAAGGCGCTACCATTGTTGCAAGAGACCTTGTTTTTTTAATAGCACCACTAGGACTTCTCATAACAGTAGTTCCATCCATTAATCCATAATTAATCTCATCTCCTATCATAGAGCTACCAGG